CCCTTGACCTGTGCCGCTAGCGCCGCCGTCCCGCCAGCGATTGTGGCGGAGGCTGTGGCAAGCCCGTCCCCGGCTACCGGGGCCAGGGTTATCGCTGCCGTGCCACTCAAGGCCGCTGCGAGCTTGCCGCCCATACCCTTCACATTCTTCTCGACGTTCGCGAACTCACCGAGCAGTCCGGCATTGAGCCCCTTCATCAACGCCGAGCCGTTCGCGACCAGAACCGTCAAGTCATAGTCATATGGGCCCTTCCATGAAACCAGCTTCTTCGCGATACCTCCGACAAAGTCCTTCACCCCGTCGAGCCCGCTTGTGATGCCCCGGAGGAGCCCGCCCATGAGAGCCTTGCCCGCGTCGAGTAGCACACTGCCTAGGTCGCCTATCGCGCCGACGATCGCGGATGGCAGATTCCTGAACCAGTTCCAGATAGCCGAGGCTGCCGTGGTAACCGCGTTGACGAAAGACTTGATGGCGGAGGAGCCAACCGAGGCTATGTCCCCAGGCAGGCGCGTGATAACCGATATGACCTGACCGGGCAGCTTCCGGAACCACCCCACCACATCGGTCAGGATCTTGCTCGCAGCGTTCGTCGCGCTCTTCCAGACGCTGGCGCCCCACGATGTCACGTCGCCGATGAGATGCTTGATCACGTTCATGACCTGGCCGGGGAGCTTGGTCATGATGTCGACTGTCTTCTTGGCGCCCGACGTGAAGAAGCCTGTGATGTCGGTCCACATCTTAGAGAAGAAGCCTGTGATCTGCGACCAGTACTTGACGATGGTTACCGGGAGGAGCACGAACGCGAGGTAGATGCGCCGGATGGTGTCGAAGTTCCGCGAGAAGAAGCCGGCCACCGCGTTCCACAGCGTCGAGAAGAATCCGCTGATGCCCTTCCATGCGGTCGTGAGCGCGCCTGCCGCCTTGCCGAGCCCGTCGACAACCGCCTTGGCCCCGCCGACCGCGACAGCCCATGCCCCTCGGAAGAAGGCAGCCAGCGCGCCGAACAACAGCTGGGCCGCCTTGACCGGATTCGACAGCGCTAGCATCCCAGCCGTGAGCTTGGCCGTGATGCTGACAAGCGGTCCGATGATCGGCATCAGCGCCGAGAGGATGTCCGCGAACAGCTGCAGCATCGGCAGGATCAGCGGCATCATCTGGATCATGGGCATCATGATCTGCGGGATGTACGGAATGAGCGGCGAGATAGCCGTGAGGAGCTGGCCGAAGATCCCCACCATTTGCGTGAAGAGGTCAAGTATCTGCGGCAGCATCGGGGCCATCTGCTGGATGAGCTGCACAACCATGTCCGAAAGCAGCGGCAGGATCGGCGCGATGGCATCCGCGACTGCCGACAGCGCAGCGGAGAAGGCGGGCAGGGCAGGCGTCAGCGCATCCACGATTGCTTGCACAACCGGCTGGAGCGCTTCTAGCAGCGTCTGGAACAGGCTCGCGAGCGGAGGCAGGATTGTGTTGATGAGCTGGCCCAGGAACGGGATCAGCGGCTGGATCGTCGAAAGCAGTGTACCGAACGCAGAAGCGAGCGCGGCGAGCCCGCCTCCCTTCGCGATGCCGTCGATGGCCGTTACGAGCGAGTTGATGAAGGAGAGCAACGGAGCGATTGCCGGGGTGAGCCCGACGATGATGTCTCCCACCGTCTTGAGCACATTGCCGAGGACTCCGGTTAGCTGCCCAACAAGCGGGGCCATCTGCTTGACCCAGTTCGCGAACACCGGGCTAGTCCCGAGCCCGTCGAGCCCGCGCGCGAGCTTGTTGATTGCGTCGAGCACTCCGTACATCAGCGGGGATGCAACCTGCATCACGCCTGCGACGCCCGAGCCAAAGTGTATGAAGGAGTCTGTGAGGCTATGAAGTACTGGCCCGATGTTGCTAGATAGGAAGCCGAGGAACTTCGTGAAGCCCGGACCGGACAGTGCCGTGTCAAGCTGCTTGAAGGAGCCCGAGAGCGCGGCAGCCGTCGAGTTGACTAGCGGTGCGATCTTGGGCATCAACCCGGCCACAAGGTTGAATGCGGATGTCATGGTGCCGAACACTGCCGGACCAGTTGCCTTGCGCAGGGAGTCGAATGCGCCGGACATCTTGCCGAACGCTGTGGCCGCCTGTCCGGCCGGGCCAACCAATCCCTTCTCCGCCTCAGCGAGGTCGGCTAGCGCCTTCTGGCGTCGTCGCGGAGTTGAGCGCTTCTTGCGCCTTAGTGACGGCCTTGATGCTATCGTGCATCTCGGAGAAGTCCTTGGCGGCCACGATGCCAAACGCGCCGAGCCCGGCGCCCGCGACTCCAAACGCCCCACCCAGTCCGAGCGCCATGCCAGCCAACGGACCCACCAGCGGGGAGAGGGCAGCAATGATGCCGACTAGGCCGCCAAGCCCCCCACGTCCGCCTGAGTCGCGCCCGCTCGCGCGGTCAGCCGCGCCTCCAAGAGAGTTGAGGTTATCCCGGCTGGTCTTGGTGTCGATGTTGATGGTGCGGCCATCTAGGTCATCGACCTTGGCCTCAACCTCATCGAGTTCGCCGAGCGCGGCCAGCGCGTCTACGTCAACAGTGACATCAGCTTGGCGGCCATCGAGCTCATCAAGATGTTCGTTCAGCTCTGTCAGCTTGACGGCCGCGTCGCCGGTATCAACATCAGCGGTCGCGACAATGCGCTCATCAGCGAACTCTCGCGCTTGCTGCTTGGCTAAGCGTAGCCCCTCGGTGAACGGATCGCGGTTGAGGTCTAGCTGGCTCTCAATGCTACCAGCATTGAACTGAGCTGCCACCTCAACCGCCTCCGCCTACGTCACGACCGTTAAGCCCATTGCCCGGTAGTCATCATCACTTGCCCCTATCGGGTCAATCTCCACGCTGGCCGCCGCAGTTTCGCGGTCTTGGTCATCAACGCTTCCTGCATCCCACCCTGGATCTTCGCTATCTGTCAGGATGCCTTGCGCGCGGTAGCCCTCGATGTACACGCGCTGCTTCCACCACGGCAGGTCATCCCAATCCTCGAAACTCATGTTCAGATATCGGGTCGCGAGGTACAGCAGTATTCTGTGCCCCTCCCCGCCCGCTAGCTCCCTGTAGCGGGCGTCGATGCTTCCGGGACTAGGAACACCCCGGTGAGCCAACCAATCCATGCCCGCTTGAGCCGGTAGGGCAGCTCATCTTGCTGATCGAAGTTCGGGCTGTCCTGGCACAGCGCCGCGCACCCTTGAAGGATCTTGGTCTCCACGGCTCGCGTGTCAGCGCTGAGGAACTGCGTGAGAACCCGGATCATGACCACGGGGTCATCCGTGTTCTCGACCTTCTCGGGCAGCAGCTCCATGCCCTCCTTCATGATGGAGGCCATCTCCTTCTGGAACGCCTCGATCAGGTCGGACGACGGCTCTGGGATTGATCCCATCTTCCCGTACGGCTGGAAGTCGTACTCCAGACCACCGACTGCCGTACTCGCGCTGAATCGCTGAGTGCCAGTAGCCGGTGGCCGGGAGCTTGCCCGACTTGGTGTTGGCCCTGCCTTCTTGGTGTTGCCCATTGTGTTGCCTCTCTGTGGTGGTGGCGGAGACAGCAGGCTAGGAGCCTGCTGAAACCACGTTGAGGAGTTGGATGGCGGAGATGTCGCAGTCACTCGTGAAGACCGCGTTGTACATGCGCTTGGCCGACGCGCGCCGCAGTGTGGTGTCGACGTCACCGAGGCACGTGGTGGAGGGCACGTACAGCCAACGCGGGTAGCCCGCCTTGTTGGCCATGATGAGCGCCACCGCGTACTCCAGGATGTCGTCGGTCAGGTTCATCCTTTCGTAGCCGGCCATGCCCACACCGCTCGCCACCATCGTGATGTACATGTTGTACACAATGGCGAGCGTCCGCGAGATGTCCTCAGCCGCCACACCCTCGACCGTGAACACCTGCGTGGTCATCGTCGTCTTGACGTTGGCGGACTGCTCCTCGATGTTGATCGGCTGGGTGGACTTGTTGCTGCCGAACTTCCAGCCCTGGTCGGTCGCACCAACCGGGGTCCACAGCTGGTTGCTCACGACGAACCCGCCACCAGCCGGGGTAGGCGTGCCCGTCAGGACGAGTCCGCCCCCGGTCACCGAGTCCGCGAACGACACAGACCAAGCCCCAGCGGCACCCGAGACAAACGCGTTACCGACACCCACTGTGGGCAGAGCCTCCAGCGCGGCCTTGATCATGGCTGCCGTGATCGCGGCCACGGTGAGGACGGTTGTCGTGCTCCCGCCATAGGTTAGCGTGAAGCTCGTGGCCGTTCCGGTGGCGATGGTATACGCGCCCCACGGCGCGAGGTCGAACGGATCGGACAGGTTCGACTTGGCGATGTCGGGCACCGGGGTGTTGGCTGGAGCGATGAGGCAGGCTGCCTGCCCTACCACGACGTTCTTGCTGTTGTACAGCTTCCCGATCGGCATTGGTTACGCCTCCTCTCCGGTTTCGGTGTCCTCGCGGGCAACCTCGAATCCGGACATCGCAGCAGACTTGATGATCTCGTCTGCCAGATCGGCCGGAACGTCGGAGCCGTCCGCATCCACCTCGATGTGCTCGCCCTCGTGCGGGTAGGCGAACGTCTTCACGTTCGGGAGCCCCGGCGCCAGGCGTAGCCGGACGGTCGGCACGTCCTCCTTGGCGCCAGGCTTGGCATCGGACGGCGGAGCCGGAATGGCCTCCGGGTCCTGCTCCTCGACGCTCGCGGCGCCACTTCGCGGCTTAGTTGTCATATCCAGTCTCGCTTTCCATTGCGTAGGTGCATGTGAAGTTGGCGCGGTCTGCGTCGTCAATCAGCAGCAGCTGCGGGTTCCCGCCTACTCGCGTAATGCCAGTTACCCATACCCCTCCAATGTCACGAGAGGAGTCCACAGAGAGCATGCCCCGGTCAAGGTCATAGGCCAGCCTTTCGCCATCGTCGTAATCACTCTGGTTGCCTGCCGCCCTGACTTGGACGATGGGCCGGTCAAAGACTTGCTCGACTGATAGGCCAGCCCCGGAGCCGAACGTCAGCATCACTAAACGATCGGGGGTTACGTCGAGCGCGTTGGCGTCGGTCCCGGGGCCAGGTACAAATGTGGGCATGGGATCCCACTCGCGCCCGGCCAGGAACGCCATGAGGAAGTCCCGCAGGATCGCGTACCTCATCCCAGGCTCCTATGCTGGCGGCGAATTGTCTTCAGCTGCTCTGGGGTCAACCGCTCTTGCTTAGGCGCGCGGTCGTACACAACTTCGCCATCACTCGTCACAGTCGGGTGGCCACTCTGGCGGAGGTTGTCGAACTCGATGGGCGCGCGGATGGCTACCTGATCGGACAGGTGCTCGACGTTGTCGATCATCGCCTTGCGGAGGTCGCTGCCCTCCGGCACAACCGCCAGGTCGGCCAGCCGGTGCATGTAGCGGTCGATGTTCTCCATGAATGGCTTTGTAAGGTAGCCCCACTCTCCCCCGCGTGGGTGCTTCCAGGTGGTCTCCTCGTGCTGACGGTGGCCGTAGACCTGGTCAACCTCAACCCCGCCCACCAGATGCCCAGAACCAACCGCCTCGATCAACTCATCAATCCGCTCAAAGAAGTCATCGGCCATAGCGGGCCCACCGATCCCACCCGCCGCGAGGCGGATACAGGTCAAAGTCCCGCGTTCCGAACAGATCGCCCTCGTACGGGTTGACCGGAGCCCCAGCACCCTGGTTTCCTGTGTCTCCTGTGTTCGGAGGGATTGGCAAACTGGCCTGGCCACGGGCGATCAACGTCAGCAACGCCATCGCGTCTACGTAGCGCCTAGCCACAGGGTCATCGTTGGTCAGGTCCTTGCTCTTGCGCCATGTCAGTGTAGCGAAGTAACACGCGAGGTCCCGGGACAAGAACACAAGCCCGTCCGGGTAGTCGGGTGGCTCGGGCAGGGGAACCACCGGCGTGACATAGCGCTCGCCGATGTAGGAGTTGATGCGTTCGTCAGCGGAGTTGATGGCTTCCTCGATATGAGGGTCATCCATGTCTGCCGCTGTGTTGGTGATGACTCCCTCTTCCCAAGCAGAGGAGAGCGCCGACCTGACCTGGTCGGGCGTGCTGTAACCCATGACGCTCTCCTCTGCCTATCCCCGGGACCCACCTTGGCCTAGCTGTCCTTTGGAACCTTGGCGCCCTCGGACTCCGGAACCTTGGCGGCCGTGGCCGCTGCGCCCTGCGAGGGGTTCTGGTTTGGCTCCTCTTCCTCCTCGTCCTCGCTCGCCTCGCGGATGGCCCCCAGGCTCAGGAGCCGTTCCACATCGGCGTGCTTCAGATCGTCAGCGGTGAGTTCGGTGCCCTTGTCGAACGTCCGAACTCGCCTCTTGGTGCTGCCGTCCAAGTCCTCGTAATCCACGAGGACATTGATGGCGCCGTGAGCCACGACGTAATCGCCGCTCTTGGCCGCTCGCTTTGCGCGCGTTGGCATGTCAGCTCCTCTCTAGGCGTCAGCCGTGAGGTTGAGGATGCAAGCCGAGAGCGGCTGATCCACAAAGATGGCCGAGGCGCGCGTGACGTCGCTCCGCCACGTCTCGGTGGGCTGGTGTTCGTAGAGGTTCGTCGCCCGAAGCTGGCGCCGGTCGGAGATGCCGCCCACCGTCTTGCGCTCCAGAACGAGAGCCTTGTTGGCCGGCATCCGCTTGGACACCAGGACATCCACACCGATGAAGGCGTTGGGGAGCTTGCCCGTGTACAGCAAGTTCTCGTCCGCGATGTTGCCCTGATAAGGCTTGCTGACCTCATCGGAGTCCAAGAAGTCGAACTTCTGCGTGGTGCCGATGATGAGCGTGTCCGGCTCGAAATTGAACACCTGGTCACCGAGCACGTCAGCTGCCGCCGTCTCGACCTTCTTGCGAGCCGCGTTGATGTCCTTGCGAATCGTGGAGGTCGGGCTGTTCCAGGCGATGGTCGATGTGACCTGCTGGAGCATTGGGTTGGCGAAGAAGGCTGCCAGCATCGCGTCGTCCCAGTCCCGCCGCATGGTGTTGCGGATCTGGGTCATGCGGGTCTGGACAGCGTCGAAGTTCTCCTCATCGATCATGTCCTGGCTGATCTTGAGGGCCATACCGCGCCGCACGGTGCGGACGGTACGGGGCTGCCCGAGGCTGGAGCTCACAGCCGGGATCTCGCCGAACTCCTCGACCACAGAGCTGCTGCGGTCAGCGTACAGCGGCGTGGACTCGTTGTAGAGCACCACCCCACCCGGAGCGGGCGGACCCGGACGCAAGATCGCGTCCGCGAGGAACTGCTGATCCATCATCTGGATGATGCGCGCGGGCACCACCGCAGGCTGCTTGATCAGGGTGGAGACCAGCATCCGCTGGCCGTCGTTCTTGCTGATGAATGGTACTGGCATGACTACTCCTTCCCTGATCTAGTTGACGTTGATCCAGGTGTCGCCGAATGCTCCCGACGCCACCCCCGCCTGAGCTTGGCACCGGCCGATGACGAGCCCGGCTGCATAGTCAGCTGCGGCTGCCGGGACAACCGTCCCGAGCGCTCCAGCCTTGACCGGGTCACCGTAGTTCGCAGCTGCCGAGTACTTCAGCGGCCACTCCCCACGCTTTCCGACCGCGACGGACTCGGACGGCACAGCCACGTTGACGAACGGGTAGCCGTCGCCGGACGTGCCATACTTCAGCGCGTCCTGGTTGACTGCCGCTACCGCGTCCGTGGTCGCGACGCCAGCCACCTTGAAGCTGTCAGCGGCTGCCGGTTCGACCAGCGAGAGCCCCGGCTGGGTAGGCGTGCCGGTCGCGTACTGGACCACCTGCGCACCAGCGATGTTTGACTTGGCCTCGTATGTCTTGGGCCCAGTCTCGAAACGAGGAATGCTACCAGGCATCTCCTCATCCTTTCCTTGTGTTGGAGTAGGACTTGGGCCCTACCGGCTGGCTGGGTGCTGCTTGTCCCATGCGTCCAGGACGGCAGCGTCTGCGGTGGCGGCCGCCTCGGTCGCGTCCGGGTCCTCATCGAACCCCTTCGGGCCGGACAGGTCGATGTGGCCCGCGAACGATGCCAGGATCTTGCGCATCTGCGCCGAGCCGTCCACGCTCTTGCCGTTGGAGAGGTCGATGACCTTTGGATCCACCGTGTGAAGGAACGGCTCCGCCAGGTCCACGATGTCGCGCGGGATGCCTGCCCGAACCAGCGTCTTGCGCTCGGCCGCCCATTCCTTGTCCGAGGCGTTGGACAGGGCCAGGTTGGCGCGCTCCTCCGCCCGGCTCGCCCGCCGGTTGGCGAGGTCGATGGCCTTGCGCGCGGACGCGCTCAACTTGGTGTCTCCGTCGTCCGTGTCGTCGTCATCGTCCGCATCCTCTCCGTCGTCGTCATCTCCGTCCGGCGGAGTGTGGTTCTTGACCTTCTTGGTCTTGATGGTACCGTCCGCATCGTTGTCGTCATCGTCGTCCTCCGAGTCGTCATCCAACTCATCGACGTAGGCGCCCAGAACCTCATCCACCTCCGCATCGGTCAGTTCCTCGATGTTGGCGGTGGTGAGGTCGATTTCCTTACCACTCTTCAGCTTCATGGTAAGCGCTTCCTTCCATGTGGTGTTGCTGAGGTCGATGACTTCAGCTTCGGGCTTGTAGTCTGTGAGGTTGACGCTCTCCCACGGCGCCATATCGGGTACCTGTGGGTCCAACGTCCCACAGACATGCACTAGAGCTGCGTCATAGTGCTTCCCATCGCTTCGGTCATAGTCCTCCTTGATCCGGACGGACACGCCCAGGTCGGGGTTGAGTAGTACGGATGCGGCTGCCTTGCGGGAGGGGAAGGCGAGCGTGGCGTACAGACCTGGCTCCTCACCCTTGTTGGCCAAGGAGATTTCCTCCACCTTCCCCCGCACCATCTCCGTCTCGGAGTTCTCCGGGTGCGAGTTGTCGCCCTTGGCCACGACATACGGCACAGCCGGAAACGCCTTGTCCTTGAACGCGTTGATGACCGTGTTGTGGTACTCGCGGTTGAAGTCGAGTCGGTGCCGCTTGCCCTCCTTGTCCGTGTACCAGATCGGCCGCTCGGGCAGGATCTGCTTACGGAACTGGAGCTTGCGGGTCCAGATGTTCGGCTTGGCGAGACTGATGGTCTTGGATGTGCTGACCGGCGTCAGCAGGTCTCGGCTCATTTCATCGTTCCAATCCGCTGGCGTCGGGCAATCTCGGTCTTGGCGTTCTCGTCCCCGAGCTTGGCAGCAGCCTTGAGTGCGCCCGGAGCCCACTTGCTCCGGTCGGAGCCGAACATGGTGACCGCGTTCTTGATCTTCGGGTCGGCTTCCGATGGCGCTAGGTTCTTGCGCGCTGTGGCGGTAGCGGCCATTGCACCCCGGTCACGCTCGCGCTGGAGGTCGGTGCCTGTCTTCTTGAGCTTGGGCGGCCCGGAGCGCTTGCCGCCCATCTTGGCGCCAGTCCCCGTCCCGCCGATCGGCACCCACCCATGTGTGAACCGCTGGCCGGGCTTGGAGAGGTCGATTCCCTGCTCCAGCGCGCTGGCGGCCATCTCCTTCAGCTTGGAGCGCTTCGCCAGCGCTGGATTCTTGCGCCGGACTGCCGCGAGTACGGCTCGCTTCTCAGCGGGCGTACCGTGCTGCGCCACCCGAGTCAACGCATTGCGCTGGTGAGCCTTGTCGTTGACGGGATAGGAGTCCTTCTCCGGATGGCTGCCCTTGCCCTTGGGAACCGCGAACGATGAGGCGGGCAGCTTGTCGCGCTTCTTGGTTGTGAGCACCGCCATGTCGATGATCTCCTTGAAGTTGGATAATGAAGTGTGGCGCGCGTCGAGAGCGGCCTGGTTCGCGATGGACTTGGCTGCCCCTGCCTGTACAGCGGGGTTCTTGCTCTTGCGCTGGAATCTCTTGATGGCGTTGCGCGCTACCGCGATAGCGTGACCCTCAGTCCAAGATGGGTTCTTGCGCATGAGAGCGTGTGCCACCATCCGCACATAGTCGTCCAGCCGACGTGGGCCCTTCCCCTTGCCTAGGGGAGAGGCATCAGCCGGGCGCCCTCCTGGCGATACAGCCATCCTTGTGTCTCCTCGCGCGCGATGTGTAGAGCCTACCCGGTCGGGACATACCGATGGGATTGTCTCGATCAGGTCGGGGCAGGGCGCCCTTCAGTCATGATCTTCAATGCATCTTGCTTAATCTCGGTGGGAGCTGCCTCCCAAGACGGGTGCGTCATGAGCGCCTTGAGCCGATCCTGGATATCGGCAATAGGCGAGTCAGCCGCAAACCCCATAGCTGCCAGCAGGTCATCCATGTTCATCGGGAGGTCCCAACGGGCGACCTTGATCCAGTCCTCGTTGAGATCATCGTTCATTGTCATGCGCGGTATACCTCCGTGTTGCCGCCGATCACTACTACCTCATATTCGTTGAGGCAGCCAAACCCAGACCCTGGCATGCCCAGGATCTTGTCACGAGGCACGGTCGTCCACACTATCGTGCTGCCGAACCCTTGCGCCGTGCTCTTCTGTGTAGACCAGGAGCTAAGCGGGCGCATTTGGATCTTGAATGTGCTGCCCGCGCCAAACTGGGCCCACTCGGGCGTCTCGACCCCGTAGCCGAACGTGAAGCCCCGCACCAAGTCGATGCTCTCAATGTTCTTGTCCTTCAGGTACTTCTGCGTCAGGAAGTACTGCGCCCGCAGGAAGTTGTCCAGCAGCACCTTGTTGTTGGCCTCATAGGCCGCCAGGTCCTTCTTGGTCTGCCCATTGAGCTTCCATGGTGCCGCATCGCCTACGCCGAATATCTCCTGAGCTCGGTTCTGTACCGCGAGGCTCATGGTGTTCTGGTCATTGGATGTGTCGGCCCATGTCGAGATGAGGTTGGAAGCCATGAACTCTGACAGCGTCTCGCGATAGGCAGGGTCACCCTTGCGGATGTAGCCTGAACCCACCGGCGGAGTCGTCATCGGGAACAGCTGCCCGTTGCTGCCCCGGTCGAACGCCTCGGGCAGGCCATACCCGTACGTATTGAAGTTGGCGTAGACAGTGTTCAGTTCGTCGTCGGAGAGCTTGCTCAGATACTCATCGTTCAGTCGCTTGCCGATCCCCTTGGCGGTCTTGGTCTTGTTGGCTTCGCTCGACTCGTGATCGGCGTGGAGCCCTGGCGCGGTATTGAAGCCAAAGTTGGCGTGTCCGGGAGACTTGGTAGGGCGCTTGCCTACGCTCGCGAGGTCGCCCGGGGAGACTTGCTCGGTAGAGCCGTGCGTGGCGTTATGGTGCTTGACGATGGCGGCTACCGCGTCCTTGCGGGAGGAGTGCGCCGAGATGGTCTTGCCGGTACTGTCTTTCGCATGGTACTGCCCAAAGCCCATGTCGAACTTGACCGACGTGCCAATGTGCTGCCCATGGAAGTGAACCTTGGTAGTGGCTTGCCCCTCTTTGTTCTTGCCGAGCGTGAGCTTCAGCCCTGCCGTCTGGCCGGCTCCGGATACTGCGATCTTCTCGGGCGCGCTCGGCGTAGGGGGCTTGGGAGCCGCACCGTACGTAACCTCATAGTTGCTGATGTTGGCGTAGAAGTCCTTGCTCTGATAGGCGATGTTGGCGCTGTCATCGACCCAGTGCCCGTACTCATTCTTGGTGTACTCAACTCCGCCGAGATTGAACTTGGCGCCAACCGGCGCGACCTCTAGCTGCTTGACCTGCTCGACCTTCTCGCCTTCAGCAGGCGGCAGATGGTCAGTAGACGGAGGCGTTGGCGCGGTGTCGCCATAGTCGAGCTTGTCCTTGGCGATGGCCGGCTTGAACTCATCGGACTTGATCGCCACCCCTGATGGAGAGGTCCATGTCTGGTCGTAAGCCTTGGTATAGACCTTGGTTGATGTATCCCCATAGTAGGTGACCTTGGCCCCGATCGGCGCCGCGTTGAGTTGCTCAACTAGGACAACCTTGGCGCCGTGCTCGGGCAGGTTCGGCTGTACCGGCTTGTCGGGCTGTAGCTCGGATGGCTTGCCGACCTTGGAGCCGAGCGCGTACTGTGCGCCGGTGAAGGTGTTGGCCTCGCCCTTGCTTACTCCGTATGAGTCATACACCGTGTACTTCTTGGATGAGCCCTCAGGGTTATGGACAATCGTCCCCACCTGGAGCCCGTCCGGATCCAGCACTATCTCGACCTTGCCTGGGCCCTCGGTCGGCGCGTCGAACGGGCCGGGACCCATCAGCTCCTTCTCCCACTCCTGTAGCGGAGGCAGGTCAAGCGCCGCATGCGCCGGTGAGATAGGTTCTGGTTCGGTGAAGTACTGGTGATGCTGAATGATACCTAGCACTGCCTTCTTGCGAGAGGAGTACAGGCCTACGTCCTCGCCCTCGGGCGTGATGACGTGGAAGACACCGTGTTCATCCTTCCGAATCGTGCCTAGATTCTGTCCATGGTACTTGACTACGGAGTCATTCCCCTTGGTATGCAAGGTAAGCCCAGCGGTTTGGCTAGTTCCGCTGACTGACAGGTTGCCCGAGTGGATCTGGTTGATATCCGGGTGGGCCACAATCGGCGTGCCGATCGGCGCATGATAGTAGGCGACGCCTGCCGCTGTGGCGACGTGCTTGACAAAGTCGATGACCTTCACGCGTGAACCTTGGGGGTTCCGTCCGCGTTCAGCTTGGTAATGTCCTTGCCCGCTGGCGCCTTGGGCTTGACTAGAGTCGGCTTCTTGACGGTCGGCTTTACCTTGGCTCTCTTCATCTTCAACTTGACAATCTTGACCTTGGCTCTCTCCATTGCCCGGGTACGAGCCTTGGCCTGCCTGGCGATCAGCGCCAGCCGCTTCCGGTTCGCGGTAGCCTTCTTCCGCGCGGCGGCCCGCTGTAGCACGGCAGCGTGAGCAGCCGACTTCTTGCTAGCGCTGGCGGACTTCTTCGCTGCAGCTGCGCCCGCCTTGGCCTCAGGCGTGTTCGCGGCTTGCTTGTTCGCCACATACGCCTTAGTAGCGGAGTCGAGCTGCCCCGTCACCGGCAACCCATGCGCCTTCTGGTACTTGGCTATCGTGGCACGCGTCTCGGGAGATAGGTTGAGGTTGTCCGGTGTAGCCTGCCCGGTTGTCTGACTGCCCTTCTTGGCGAACTTGCCGTGGCTCCTCGGGTGCTTAGATTCAAAGTCAGAATTGCTAGCTTGCTTCTGCTTGGCAGGCGCTTTCGGCGCAGGCGGAGGTCCCTGAGTGGTTGGCATTAGTCCCACATCCTAACGTTCTTGGTGAACCACCACATGAACCAACAGGTAATACTTGCCGCGCCCACTCCGACGCCGATCAACAGCCCGGCCCACCCGGGCATCATGCCACCTTCATTCCGATAGTGGAGCCGTCTACGGTTCGTTTCGTTGCCCACGCTGGCCCAGGCAGGCAGCGACAGTGCGGATGGACGCTTCCCGGCCAGCCGATCCTGGGCCTAGATGTGGCGGAGAAGTTGGCGCCGTGCGCAGCCTTACACTCGGGCGATACCTTGCCGTCATCGCGGCTCCGCCATCCGAGGAGCCCGCCGAAAGCCGCCGTAGCCGCGTCCACCTTGAGCGCGCTCGCCTGCCGGTTCGCTCGGGCTAGCTCATGGGCCTTGTAGTATGTCCTTTCCTCGCGCATAACCTCCCGGACTGTCTTGCCAGACTTGAGGCTGTCCGTCATCCTCTGGCTGGCCTTCTCGATGTAGGCTGCCCGATAGTTGATCTCGTCGGACTGTACGGCTCGCGCGGCGTCGCCAGTTCCCTTGAGTCGTGGGTTGTGGCGTGTCCCGCGCTTGGCGGTCTTGTCGTGGTCGGTCAGCGCGAGCGCCGCGCGTATCGCCCTCGGGTCGCGCGCAGGCAGTATCAGGCCTATGGCGGCCGTGGTAGCTGTCGGGTTGTAGGTCTTGCTCATCCGTGTTAGCACTCCCGCTATCGCCTTGACGGGGATGGAGGAGGCGACGGAGGAAACCGGGGCGCTCATCGGTCATCCGCCTAACCCGGGGATGGGAGGTTGGTTGGTTGGCGGCTGGCCGGGCTGTCCGCCCTGTATGATCTTCAGCGCCTGTTGTGTAGCTCCTCCCACGCCTGCGACGGCCTGCCCCTCGGGCGGCGCTCCGGTTAACGCGGCCTGCTCCTCCGCCCGCTTCTGCGCCTTCTCGATTCCGGATTGCACCTGCTTGACATCGAGCTCCATATACCGCGAGACATTCAGCACGATCTGGCTCAGGAACTCGTTGGGCAGGAACTGCTCGGCGCCCCCACGGTTCCCGGCCAAGGTTCCCAGAAGCTCCATCGACATCTGTAGGTCGGCTTCCGCGAGCGGGGCGAACTTGATACGGGGAGGGAGCGCGTCCGGGCCAAAGTTGTAGCGCGTCAGGTCCGGCAGGAACCAGCTGTCAAGTGAGTACTTCATGGCCCGTACGTCGCCCTGCCGATTCTTCAGGAAGAAGTTCGACATGGTGGACGCTAGAGCGTTCGAGCCCCGCCCGTTGGTAGCGGCGCTAGCTAAGCCGGTGAACCCGGCGTGCGCGGAGTCGAGAGCCGTCTGCTCCAGCCAGTTGATCGCGGCCATGAACTGGTCGGCTCCCTTGCCCGAGGAGTCGAGCGTGTAGACCATCTGCCGGCCAGCAGCCTGCGCGCCGTTCGGGTTCGCCACCGGCAGAACGCCACTGTTCTTGAGCGCAGCGACCTTCCGGGCTATCTCGGTCGCAATGCCTAGCTCATTCGCCTCCACGATCGTTCGCGGCAGCGCCTGCCCCTCCAGGAAGTTGAACCACAGATACATGATCTTCTCTTGCGTCTTGTAGCACCAGAACGGAATCTCCATAGCCGACAAGCCATTGACTGGGTCGCGGTGGAGCCCGTTGAAGTGAACGAACGCGTACTGCGGGTCAATCTTGATCGGCAGCATCTTGGAGGAGTTCTGCTGCTCTACCGTAATCGGGGTCTGTTGGAAGCCAAGGAAGGCAGCTGTCTTGGGGTCGCGCCGGACATCTACGGTCGATGGCGGACGGAAGGCCACCTTGTCGTATATGAACATGTCGTCATCGTCGGTCTCGAACACCTTCTCAAAGCACGCCTTCTTGTACGTCAGCGCGCTCGTCATCTGCCCGAGGATCAGATCCATCGGCGTCGACATCGAATCCTTTGTATTGGCCGGCCGATCCAGGAACTCAGTGAGCCACTTGGTCTGGCCCTTGTCCCCATCCGGCTTCTCTAGCTCCCACTCCAATCCCATAAGCGGCAGCGTGAGCGCGGCCTCTAGCTGATGCCCCTTGCCGTAGCGGCCCAGCATCTCGCGCATGTCCTTGGCTTCCATCTCGCCATAGGAGAACAGCGAGCCGTCATCGAAGTTCCGGAACATCAGGTCAGCGCTCGTGAACGCGGTGCCTACCTCGCGCCCGACCTCGGGGAGTTCGTCGCTAGTCGCGGTCTTGCCCTTGGTGACGTTGATCGGCGAGCCCCCGTTGACGGCCGGTAGCGGCCTGCCTGCCGGGTTCCGCCCGCCCGTACGCGGAGTGCTCATCGGTCGTCCTCCTCATCAAAGAAGGAATCGCCAAAACCCTCATACGGGCGGTTGTTCCGTCGCGCTAGCTCTTGGCCGGCAGACTTGAGGAAGAGCGAGCGCCAGAACGCCCGCAGCCTACCAATCTTCTTCTTGCTGACCGAACGGCGTGTACCCGGCATAGCGAAACGCTCCCTCTTGTCGCTGGCTCGTGAACTTGACTGGCTGCCCCACCACGTTGCTCGTCTCTCCCGCGTCTATATGCCCCGGGTCTAGGCCATCGACCCAGTAGCTTTGTATTGTCGCATCGGCGCTGTCTGTCGATCGGCCGATTCTATCCTTGACGTCGTCCTTCTCCTCGACCTTGATGACGCCTCCGGTCAACACCTTGTAGGTCGGAGCGGTTAGCTCCTCCTTCAGCTCCTCATCCCGAGGTAGGGCTATTTTGCTATTGCGCGACGGGTCTAGTAGCTCACGCATTCTCCACCACGCTGCCGAGCGGTCGTTGAAGAACTTGAACTCCATGAGAATGTCGGTCCGCTTAGATTGCGCGGAAGCGTTGAAGCCTATGGCGTCCCCGATGATGGTGCCCTCTCGCGACATCTGCCGTAGCCGATCTAGGACGCCTGCCCCAATCCCGATTACGTCGATGACACCGAGAGCCCGGGGCCAGTTGACGAGACCACTGACATAATCCGTCGTCTCCATCGTGTCACCGGTATTCGAGCGCATGATCCTCTGGGTTACCATTCCCTGGCGTATGGATAGGCACGTCTGGTCCTGCCCGCCTCGGGCGATGTCAGCTCCGACAATCCGCCTGCCTACCTGTTCGGGCTTGCCCGCGTCCGCCCAGTCGTCCCATCGGTTCATCGCTAGCTCGACCCACCCGAGCGGGATCACGCTATTGCCCCCACCGATCGGCGGGAAGATCCCACGCACCTTGGACAGGAAGAGTTGGGAGGCTGCCGCCTTCTCGACAATCCGTTCCGGCGCGTCATCCAGCGTCACCCCGGCCCATCGCGCTAGCCGCTCCTCTATCCACTCCGGGCTAAGGAGTACGTCGCGAACGGTCGTGGGTATGTTCTCTTCGGAGTACGGGATGCCCTCCGCCTCCATGAGCGCCTTCAAGCGAGGCTGCTTCGCTACTGATGCCTTGGTCATATTGGGCGTACGGAGCCCATCTATCTGTATCACGTTCCAGCCTGAGTCCGGCTTGCATATCTGAGCGAAGTACGACGTAGGGTCATCCGGGTTCCCGATCGCGAGTACGCGCGCGTTCCGGTTCGTCGCGAACGTGTCGACGGCATCGAAGATGGCTCTAGCTACGCCACCCGCCTCGTCAATCACGATCAGCGGGTATAGCGAGTGGAGCCCTTGGAAGGCTGCCGTGTTGTAGTCAGCGGGCTTCCGCCCTAGCCCCACCAATGTCGAGCCCGCGTACCACTCCGGTGCCGCACCTCGATTGATCTTGCCCTTGAGTTCGGCGCGTTCGTGGATAGTGGTTATCTCTTGCCACAGAATCGCCTTCACCTGCGCGGAGGTTGGCGCGGTCGTAACAGCTAGCGACTGCCCGGTAAGGTGCGCGTCTACCCACCATGCCACGATATCGGCCGCGACGAAGCTCTTGCCCGAGTCGTGGCAACTTGGTACCGCTGTATAGCGGTGATCCCGTACGGACTCCTTGATGGCTTTCTGTACGAGCGTAAGCCGGTTGCCCTTCTTCTCCGACCACTCTATAGGGCGCGCCGAATCGCTCGTGTCGTCGTCCCACTCGCTGGCAGCTTGGCTGAATATGCCGCCACTCATAACTGCGCCCCGTCCCGGGTGATGGCCAACTCTCCGGGACGGGGCAGACAGCTGCGCAAGTAAGCGTACGCGGCCCGGCTCGCGATAGCGCGCGCTCTCGTCTCGGGCGTCGTCCAATAGCCATTCTCCTCCGCTAGCGCACGGGATATCCGCATGTCAGCGTGAACCTCGTCATTCGCGGTCATCTTCCACAACCTTCCCGCCCCTACGCGGCGCGTAGCGTGTCCCGACCTTACGACGCGGACCCCGAGGCGCCTTATCGGGCACCAGCTCGGCCTCGACAGCCTCCGCCACAACGTCGGCCTCTGTAGCGGCTACCTCCGGAGCGTTCTCGATAGCTAGTAGCTCCTCGCGGACCATCTGCCTAACCCCCGGGTCGGCGGGGTCAGATCCCAAGCGCGAGATGATGTTGGTTATCGCGCCATTGAGCTGGATAACCATTATCTCCTGTAACCGTAGCCTGCGCTCCTCTAGGCCTGCGGATATGCCGAGCTTGAGTAACTTGCCATAGTGCTCCCGCTCCTTCATGTAGATAGCTACCCACATGTGGGTCTTGGCTTCCTCGACCGTCATCGTGTAGGAATTATCGACCGGAGTTCCTTCAACCGAATAGCTCAGCGCAGCATCCTTGACTTCCTCCTTTGTCTTGCCCCAGATGATTTCCTTCGGGTCTAGCGCGGCGATGAATTCCTCAGCCGTGACGATGTTGCCTGCCGTCCGCCGTAGCTCCCACATGTAGCCCGTGACAGGGTTCGCGCCAACATGGTCCTCGGCTACCGCGTTATTGCCTGAGCCATACCCAGCTTTTGTCAAGGCCATCTCCAATCGCGCGCGCTTCGCTCTCGTCTTCATGTTTGGCAGTCTGCCGCCGTGTGCCCAGCAAACCTCTAGCCCGATTACCGCTGGCCGTTTGCAGTGCTTGCAGCGTTTTGCTCCAGGCGCAAATTCACCCTTGACAGGCATGATCACTCCTCCCTAAGAGCAGTCGCAAAATCGGTAATGGTAGCGTGGTAACGGGTGGTAACGTGGTACAGGAGGTAAAGGGGGTATCTCCTCCTTAACCATAATTATATATATTAGGAGGGAAAGCAACATCGTTACCATAATGCTCAATACCCCTCTACCCGCTAGGTACCCGTTACCAACCGTTACCATGTCATTCACTGTAACGCTCCCAGGAGCTTCGCAGGCCTGTAATGTCTTCAGCATTCTTGTTCTGATAGTCATCGAGCCGATATCCGCGCTTGGCGCCAATCTTCTTGAATTTGATCAATTGCGGCTTCGCTCCGTAATGAGACAACAACGCGGCTAGGTCCTTATCATCCAGGTCTCGGCCGTAGTACCTGCCCTCGGCCCAGTTTGTCTCGGGCAGGTTCCATAGCCCCTCTAGCAGCGCATCAGTTGTGATGGCTCCTCGGGTACCGCGTTGCTCACAGACCTCCTTGATGTCCCTCAGCAGCTTCAACCGCATGGTTTCTTGGCTGTCGACCCTTACGGCTGTCAAGAGTTCGGTTAGCGCGCTCCGGGCTTCCTCGCCGCAGCCGAACTGATCAGCGATAGCGACAAGAGAGAAGCTGCCTTCACGCATACGGTCGGAGAGCCCTATCATGCCATCTGGGCGAGCTACTCCAATCTCATCCTCGCTCTCCTCGGCCCACTCCTCAATACGCTCGACAATCTCATCAGCCTCAGCCTTGACCTCCTCATGAATGAAGTCGGATACCAGCTCAGTTGCCTTCCGCCGTTGTAGCCGAATGGGTATCGACCTATCCGCAATCGTGTCCGGCAGGGCACCAATGCCAGCGAACACCTTGGGGCAGAACACAGGGAAGTCAATCACCTTGCCACCGATGAACCGGGGGACGAAATTGCCCCGCCGGTGCCCGCTATCCAACAGAGCCCGATGCTCCTCATGGAACTGCGCGGTCTTGGGGGCGAACACCGCATCAATCTCATCCCACAACAATGTCGGCACCTTGTCAGCGACCATGCGGAATAGGACAGCGGCCGACGGGGTGGTGATGGGCCCCCATGGTTCATACACCAATACCGCCAGAACCTCCAGCAACCGCGACTTCCCGCACTGCTTCTCCGGGGAGCTAATCTGCAGGTATGGGGTCTGATAGCACGACG